CATCATCTACAAGACCAGCCGTAAAGACGGCGCTGATCTGGAGGCTCGGCGCAAGACCATCACCGACGAAATCAACGCAGCGGCGCGGGCCAAGGCCGCCGGTAAATCAGTGGATTTTGTCAGAGCCATCGACAAGGACAGCGACATCAACATCAGCGTGCTGGGTGCAGACAACAGCCTGATCCTGGACATGGATGTACCGATGAAATACCTGGTGCAAGACATCTGCGGCATTACCGGCCTGCCTGCCTGGATGTTGGGCTACAGCTTCAGCACCACCGAGCGCCGGGCCACCTTTGAAGCAGAAATGGTGCTGGCCGATGTTGCAGTCCGGCAACAGGCCAAGGCTGCCAGCTTTGAGCGCCTGATCAGATCCATGCTGCTGCTTCGTGGTCGCACCTGGAAACCGGGTGACTGGCAGATTGAATGGAAACAGGTCAACCTGCATGACCTGGTTGCTCAGGCCCAGGCCCGCTTCCTTAACGCCCAGGCCGACATGATGGGGCAAGGAGCACAACAGCAGGCAGCGGTAACAACCACTGAACAGCCCAAAGCAGCAGACTGCGGCTGTGGCGAGCATCATTTTGTTGACGGAAACAAAATGGTCTCAGGCAGCAAAGAAACTCGGCCCGTTCCTTGGCCGGAACTGGACAAGGTAGAGGCAGACTATGAATCCCGTCTGAAAGTAGACTGGCAAGAGCTTGCCGTGCGGATCTTCACCATTGCCAAGTTTGACCCGGCCAGTCTGGCCCTCGCCAAGGCCCCCCTTGAGGAAACCTTTACCCTTACCCCTGAGCAGATCGCCCAAATCAAGCAGGCAGTCACCGATGCGCTTTCAGACTACAGCCTGAGCAATCCAGACACCCCTATCAACACTGCATACGGCGAATCGTACAGCCTGGGGCTTGATCAGGCAGCCAGACAGGTCGGAGCAGAGCGCCCTATTCTGGACATCATCAAGAACAAAGAGATCTACGACGAGTTGCGCAGCAACGGCTTTGAGCTGGTCAAGGACAACATGACCAGGGCCATCACCGACAAGATCATCCCTGAAATGCAGGCCCACGTCATAGCCGGCAGCAACCCGCTATCCGTTGCAGAGCGTCTGAAAAAACAGTTCGGCGACCAGAACAGTAGCTGGGAGCGGCTTGCCCGTACTGAAATGGCCCTGGCCGCAGAGACTGCCAAAACTAATGAATGGCAGAAGCGCGGCATCAAGAAAGTTGAATTCTACCCGGCCCCTGATGCCTGTCCCATCTGTCAGGCCCTGAAGGGCACCTATGATCTGGATAAATGCCCGCGCATCCCGGTTCACCCGCGTTGCCGGTGCAGTAAACGCCCGGCAGCCAGCGAAGCGGAATAAAGTGTCACGCGCTGCCAAAACAAGACCTTGAAACCTGCTAACAGGCATAACAACACCTGCAAAGGAGGCGGCCATGGCAGCCAAAGGACAAACCAAGGAAGTAACCACCAAAGATAAGGACTTTGAAGGATCGGGAATAGAAGGCCAAAAGGGTAATGACGACGGTGTCGTGCGCGGTGAAGACGTCATCAAGATCCTGCGCGATAAAGGCCACCGGGTATGAAACAGTTCCAGAAACAGTTCAGCCTGCGTGGAAAGTCTGCAGCCGGCGCAGAAATCACCAGCGACATGCTGACCAAGGTCAACGCCTTTGCCCTGAAAGAGCTGGGTGTTGATGACATTTACGCCCGCAAGTGCCTGCTGGCGCACAACTGCATTGACCGCGATGTTGAGCGCTTTTCAGAACCGCTACTTGACAACTTCGCTGTCACTCTTCCCGGCAAATCCCTACTGTTTGGCCATGATCGCCGTAACTACCTTCCTATGGGGTTGTTCTTCGACGCCACCACCGAAGTCATGTCTGCCGACCAGTTCAAGGCATTAACCGGAGAAGAGGCCCGCCTTCCTGACGGCGCCACTGATGTCAAGGTGTTGTGGGGCTGGTTCTACATTGCCAAAACCCCCACCTCTGCCGACATGATCACCAACTTTGAAGCAGGCGTGTACCGTCATGTTTCCATCGGCTTTGCCGCCTCAGACCTGATCGGCGTCAAGAAAGAGATCAACGGCCCCACACAGTTTTATGAATACATCGCACCGGGAGAAGCCCTTGAGGGCTCCCTGGTATGGCTCGGCGCCCAGCCGGGTGCAACCGCGCAGAAAGCCCTGAAAGACCAGGAAAACGATACCAAGGAGGTAGTACCAATGAAAGCACTCGTCACGCTGTTGGTGGCCATGGGGTTCAAATTCGCCGTGGACGCAAACGAAGAGCAGGTTGCAGCAGGCATCAAGTCCCTGCTGGAAGAAAAAGACGCCAGGATCAAGGCCCTTGAGAAAGACGCAGCCGAAGGCAAGGCCTACCGCGAGGATCTGGTAAAGACCTACGTTGCCAGCAAGGCCAAGCTGGGAGAAGTGGCAGAAACGCCCGAAGCCCAGGAGGGTATGAAGCAGGTCGCTGGATCGTACCCGCTTGACTTTCTCAAGAGCGAGATCAAGCACCTGCAGGCCCGTGTTGAGGCCAAGTTTCCGGCTGATTTCCAGACCAAGGGCGATGAAGGCAACAATCAGCGCGAGAAGTCTGATGACAACCCGCTGATCCCCAAAGCACAGAAGTAGCGGACCATCCGCCAACCATAACCAAGGAGGTACGAGAAGATGGCAAAAGCAATCGTACGCGGCGGAGTGAATCAGGTCCGCACGCTCAAACTGGCACACACGGCTGCTGTTGAAGCAGGCGACATCATTGTATCAGGCGGCCAGGTCCTTGTGGCCGTCAATGACGCAGATGCCAATGCAAGCAACAGCTATGTGTTCCGCGGCCCGGTAGAATTCCCCAAGAGCACGGCGGTAGCCGCTGCTGTGGGTGATGTCTACTACTTTGACGTTGCCGACGGCAATGTTAACGAAACGGCACTTGACAACTTCAAGGTCGGCATCTGCGTAGAAGCGGCTGCACAGGCCGCAATCACCGTGCTCATTGAGCTCGGCGAAAACAAGTAGGGGGTGACCTGATATGAAGATTTTTGGCAAGCAGTTCGTTGATTTTTCCAGGCTCCATCAGGTCGCCGAAAGCGCCCGCCGGGAGAAGATTCTTGAAGCAATCTCGGCCGGGTTCAAGTCCTTGGCTACCGAAGGCCTTTCCATGGTGTCGGCAGAGAAGTTTGTCGGCGCTGATCCGACCCTGCTGCGTAGTGCTCCGCCGATTATCATGACCGGCACCGACACCGTCAACCAGCCAGACCGGGGTTATGAGGCCCTGTTTGCAGAGGTTGACATGCGGCAGAGCACCAGCAAGACCTTTGAGATCGCCAACATCACCGGCGGCATCACCTTCTACCAGGTCAATCCTGGTGAAGAAGCCAAGCTGTCCCAGCTGCCCACCGCAGGCAAGGTTGACGTCGGTATGCTGCGCTTCATCGGCGGCTTTGCCATTCTGGATGACTGGCTGCGGTTTAACGAGCTGTACAAGATTGCCGACCTGACCACCGATACCGTCACCCGCTGGTACGACCAGAAGGCCGACCTCTTCTACGGTCTGATCGAGGCCCTTGGCGCTGGCGTCAACCAGGCATTTGTAACCGATGACGTCACCACCATCAATAACGCCTGTTCGCAGATCATCACCGATCTGGCAGCAGCAGGATATGCCGTATCGGCTGGCAGCAAGTTCTACATCACCTGCCATCCTTCCCTGCTGGCTCGCGTCTACAAGGCCTTGGCCGCCGTGTTCACCAACCCGAACACCAACAATAACCAGATCGTCTACAACATCGCCGGCGTCATCCCTTCCGCCAAAATCGCGGCAACCTCCTACTATGTGTCGCTGCCGGGCCTCAAGGCCAAGCGTGGCGAGTGGGAAGACCTGAACACCCGTCCGGCACAGCGTAACGAGCTGGTACTTGGCGCAGATCACGTCTGGACCGGTGCCTACAACGGCGCCATTGCAGAAACCAAGCAGTTCCGCCGCTGTTCATTGAGCTAACACTGACGGGGCCTGTCACAACAGGCCCCGCTGCTTAACAGGGTGAACCATGTCGCTACTTGTTCCTGCCGACATAACCGCAATGGGTTTTGTGGCCGAATCATTCGGCCAGGACTCAGCCGCTTTTAGCGCCTGGCTGCAGGACATCATTGAAGAGCAGGAATCACTGTTGACCGCCCGTATCGGTGCCACGGCCTTTGCATCCGGGACACCATCGGTGAAGCGCGTGTCAAGGTGCCTGGTGGCAGCAGAACTGTTGCAGTTGCGGTTTGTCAGACTCAGTGAAGATGTCGGTGTCACTGACAAGGAAGATGATGTCAAGCGGATTAGAGAGACCCGCAAGGAGTACCTGGCCGAGGCGGACCGGCTGATTGCTGCGGTACTGGCCGGATCTCCGGTTGACGCAACCGGTGGTTATTCCGGCAGCGTATCAATATCAGGCAGTGACAGCCTATTGCTGGGGTTCCAGGCATGAACATTACCATAAGCCTTGAAGGCGACAAGCTGGTCATTGAAAACCTGAACGCCATGCCAGGCAAGGTCCAGCGACTGGCGGGCAAAGGCCTCAAGTTGGTAGCCAGGGGAGTCCACCGAAACGCCATGGACTTTCTGAACGGTTCCGGCGCAAAGGGCGAATACGTCACCACGAAGACCGGAAAAACCAGATGGCAGAAGCGAGAAACGCCGGTTCCCGCAGGAGGCTACCCCGTACCAGTCAGAACCGGCAACCTGAAGCGCCTGCTTGATTTCCTTGATCCCGGAGAAACCTTTTCAAACGACAGGGGATCATTCACGACAGGCAAGACCGAAATAGTGGTCTTTGATTCAGCGCGGTATGCTCGCGTCATCCACGAAGGCCTCGGCAGCAGCGCAAAATTTGGCAAACGTCCGTACCTGCATGATGCCCTGCAGAAATTCAACGCAGGCGACAACATTGTCCACATTGTAACCAGAGAGATTGAGAAGGGCCTGAGTAGATGAGCATCAAGGACGCAACAGACAACATCAAGACCGTGCTCGCTCAAGATGCGGCTCTTAATGCGTGGATTGCTACCACCTTCCCGGGCAAGACGCTCAAGGTTCGCAAGGCCTTCAAGCGCCGGCAGGAAGTCAACACCTCTGAGCTCCCTTTAATCATGATTACTGTTCCGGCCCGTCGGCACAAGACCGAAACAGCAGGCAGCCGGATCTTTGAAAACACGGTCACCGTCTATACCGGTCTTTGTCATAACGGAGACCGTGAGCTTGCCCCTGATCTAGTTGATCACTTTGAGGGCCTTGTAGAGGCGGCAGTTTTGCGTGACCCAACCAGGGGTGGTTATGCCCTTAACACGCATTATGCCGAAAGCTCGAACGATGAGGGCGCTTTTCACCCCAACTACTTCAGCGCTCTTGAGTTCCTGGTCTTCACCGAGATCTTTGACGAGCAGCCGGTAGATCAGTACACCCTCACCCGCCTCACCATGCAGGACAACCTTGGCAGCACAGAGGAGATATCATGAAAGAGTATACCTACAGCGGGCCGCTTTCCGGCGTCAGCCTGAAGGGAGTCGGCGACATCATGCTGCACCCCGGAGGCACGGTAGAGCTGCCTTCTGATCACGAATATACCGCCCGGCTGGTGCGCAAGGGCTGGCTGAAGGCCACCGATACACCACCGAAGGTCAACCGTTCCAGTTCCAAGAAAAAGATAGAGGAGGATGAATCCCATGGCAGCTAACTTCCTGCATGGCGTTGAAACCATCGTCATTGAAAAAGGCCCCCGTCCCATTACC